CTCCCTTTTCGGTTCGTAAGGGATCGGCATTTTCATTAACAAATCAGCCATATTTTATTTTTTTTGTTTTGTTTTATTTTTATTATAAATAGTGTGTTTTGAAAAATTTTCTATTTACTTCAAATTTTTTTCACATTATATCTTAACTAGTTCCAGTTATTATTCAAATTTAGTTTTTTTTCCTCCTCCTGTATGATAAATATCTAATCCAGATTCATCATCAAAATGTTTCTTCATTGCTTGGACGTTTCTTAAATCGTCATCTGAAAAACCAATATAAGGTATAAAGTAATTACTTATTTTATTTTTCATAAAGGCCTTTTCTTGTAATTTTCTTGATAAGTCTTGAACATACGACATAAACTCTCTCATTGCGTTTACTTTAAGAGCTTCAGGATTTGCAGCAGAACCTTCACCAAAACTAACAGGATGATACTTGTTCATGTCTAAGTAAGCTCTAACTAATTCATCATCCGATAATTCATCCTCATCCGCTAAATCTCTATATTTTTTTAGATTTTTAACAAGTTCTTTTTCACTTAACCCGTGTTTGTTTTTCTTAATTAAATTGTAAATTGCATTTTTAAGAACCGAGGGGGTATGACCTCTTGCTGTAATGATTGCAAAAACCGACCCGTTATTTACAGCCTCTACAAAATCACTCCATGCAGGACCCGTTTCAGCCCTCATAGCGTCCTTTATAAATGCACTGTCCCCCGGCACCCTGAAATCCATAAATGCATCTTCATCAAATCCAACTATCGTGTGTCCTTCATACTCAAAAGGTTCTTTACCAATTTCAGTTCTATATTCGGCAAAGTCTTCAGTGGACATACCAACCGTTTTACCATCCTCATCTTTAAGATATATTTTAGTTGGCATGTACATTAAATTATCATCCCAATCAAAAGCATAGTACTTCATTGTTGGTTTCATTTGATCGTGAATAATCTCTGAAATAATTTCTTTAACAACTTTTTTATAATTCATAACAATAAATATCAACTAAAATAAAAAAAGGGGAACTATTGTCCCCCTTCTTATTTTTATTAACCACATTATATATTCTCAAACGAAGCTCCTGTTGGAGTGATGTAGAATGTAATGTCGATGAATTCAAGAGATCTTGTAGGTTTAATATAGATCTTACCAGTCATTTGGTTTCTATCTAAATCTTCAGGATCTGAAGAAACCGTAACACGGAAGTCATATAAACCACGGTCTCTTCTAATCGCATCTAAGATTGGATTAACCGCATTTAAGAAGTCTTGTCTTACTTGTGCGTCGTTTTGTTCAAATAACAATCTTACAGATACTGCTGAAATCAACTTACGAGCTTGTAACAACAATCTTCTAACGTTGATTCTGTCAAGAGCCGATTCTCTTACTTGTAAAGTTTTGTTACCCCAAATTACTGTACCTACGTCAGAGAAGGTTGCGATTGGGTTAATTCTACCTACGTAAAGGATGTCTCTATCTTCTTGTGTCAACTTCTTACGAGCCTTAACACAGTTAACAATACCACGAGTATAACCTGCCGCCGCAAACCAAGGGAATGCTATATTATCTGTCAATGCTAAGTTTCTTGTTACCTCAGCTGTCGGTGGGATGTAGATTTGTGTGTTATTTACACTATCTCTTGTTAATACCCACGGATAGTAAGTGGCTGTGTAGTTAGAGTCAATTCCTGTATTATCTAAGTTATCAACCGCTTCAGTTGGGTAGATAAATAAATCAAGACCTGTAGTTGTAGGACTATAAAGGTCATAGTCAGGGGTTGTACAGATGTATAATGAATCTGCTCTGTTGAACTCAATCATCTCAACCGCCGCTTCAACAAGATTACTGTTATTTACATAGTCAATACCTGGTGTAACAAACACGTTAATGTTAACCGCTTCAGGGTTAGAGAATGTTTGTTGACCTAACAAGTAAGCGTAATAGTCAGTATTTGCAAAGTTTTGAGTACCATCACCAAGAGATATCTCTTTGAATGCTCCCCATCCTGTTGCGTTAGGGTATCTAGTTGAAGGACAAGCCCCTCTTAAGAATCCGGCTCTACCAATTTGGAATTGGTCCGTATTAGTTCTGTATTCTCTGTAGATATCCCATCCGTCAAATCCGCCTTGTACTAAGAATGTAAACTTACGTGCGAACAATCTGTAGTATGCATTTGTTGGAAGTTCAGGTTCTGTAATGAATGGTGAATTACCACAGATAAATCTTGGGTCACCACTTGTTGAGAACTCAGGTCCAATTGTGATACCACTAGCATTTACGTCCATGTGGAAACCAGCTGATCTGTAATTGAATGGTAAACCATCGATATCACAAGAATTGATTGGGTTTCTCTTACCAACATATTCGAAGTAAGCAGGGTCCCAACCTAAACTATTAGATATACCTAAATAAGTTCTTCTAACATTATCTCCTGAACTAACTAAAGCGTCGTTGTTTCCTGAAGATAGACCAAATGGTGGATCGTAGATTACTTCACCAGGGAAGTCATATTTTCCTTTAATGATAGGGAATGGTGAGTTAGCACCTGCATAAATGAAGTTATTTTGTCCTGGATCCATTGTACAATTAGTAAATTTCTCAATAACCACAGGATTCGCATCAGTATCAAAATAATCACGAATTAACACATCAAAAGTTAAGTTTGAGTATGTTTGATTGACAATTGAAACTTTTATTAAAGTATTTGCGGCATCACCATCAGAAATAGTATAGAATCTAAATAAGTCATAAACTTTATTACCTCTTAATTCAGAAACAACCCAAGGAGAGTTAGGTGTTTGATATCTATCCAAATACCAACCAATTGAGTTAGGATCACCACTTTGTGCAGAATCTAATTCAATAAAGTTAGGGTTAAGACCTCTAACATATCCTTTTCTCCATGAATAATTTAACCATGATTGGAAAACTTCCTCATTGAATAGAGGAACTTCAATTCTTGGTTTTTGGAAATTGGTAATACCAAATACTTTAGAAATGTATTCAGGGTCATTTTGAGTTAAAGATGTTTCAAAGAAGAAGTTTTGTCCAAACTTATCAATACAATTCACACCAAAAGTCAAGTAAGGATTTTTAAGAACACCAGCATATTGACCTGTCATATCTAAACTAGCGTCTGTTGTTGCCGTTACAGAATATGCTGGGTTGTTGTCTGTTGTGTATGTTGAAATACCTCTTGATCTTAATGTTGCAACAACTACGTTATCATAATCCACGTATGATGTTCCTGTATAATAATAAATTTTACCAACAACAGTACCCGTATAACAATCTATATTAACAGGTGTAGGTGTAGGAGTTGGTGAAATGAATGGTGAAGGAGTAATACACGGATTTATAAATGACGGTGTTGGTGTTGGCGAAGACGAAGCTCCTGGTGTAGGTGTAGGTGTTGGGTAATATGCCGTAAGTCCTGAAACAAACGTATAGAACGAAAACCCTGAATAATTTGTATTACCGTTGTTTGTAAACAATGCATAATACCAAGGATCATTAAGTGAAGATGATAAGTTTGTATCATCTAATGAAACTGATGGTACGTTGAAAACATTAGTTTCTGCGGTCCAACCAGCACCACTTAAAATATTATAGTCGTCTGTGTCAATAGAACCAAAATATGAAATCAATTCATCCTCAGCAGTGTATGGTGTTGCGTCAGTTATGACATTATAAATCAATGTTTTAATTTCATCGTCAAGTGTTGAAGTAGACCCATTAAACTGTTCAAACTGAGTTGTTAAAATGTCCTCGATTTCTGAAGGAAATAAAGTTTCAAACATTATTGTATCAATACTGTTTGTACATCCTGTAAAATCTACTGTGAATGTTAATACTTTAGGAGTTACACAAGTTGTAACACATGTAGTATAATCAGTTACAGAACTCAAACAATATTGACCAATTGTTGTTGGGTTTACGTTTGCGACTGTGGTGATAGACCAAGATGGTCCTGCATCATATCCTGATAATCCTAAGATTCTTGTTACAAATAATTGATTTGATTGTTGTAAGTATGCTTTAGCTATGTATGAAGCCTCATACTTTGGGATTTGTGTGTTAACAAATTTTTCAGGTGAAGTCCCACCAAATACTGTTTGGAATTCATCAAAATTTGTGATGAAGATTGGTTCAAAGGCTGGACCAATTAAAGTCTCACCAACGATACCTAAAGTCGTCACCCCAACACTCTGTGCCACAAAGCTAAGATCTACTTCTGAGGTGTATACACCCGGTGAAACAAAAACTTTACTGTTAGTTGCCATATTAGAAATGTCTTTTTATTTATTTATTTTTCCTATAAATACTTCTGAAAATAGGAAAAACTTTACATTATACAAAGTATTTATATTTTGGTAAGATTTTATTCTACCTTTATTCTGCCCCTATGTCTAAAGATAATAAGAAGATAAAAAACCTTAAGATTGACATCGAAGTTCACGAAGTCTTAAAAAAATATTGCGACAAACGTGGAATTAAAATGTATAGGTTTTTAGAAAATTTAATATTAGAAAAGTGTAAAGAAAAAAAAGATATATACGGTGAAAATTAAACAAGGAATTGTGTAAATGTAATTATACCATCATTTAAATTGTTTTGTTTAACAACATCTATTCTTAACAAATCGTTAGTGTTGATCTGAATCTTATTAACGTCATCTCCGAAATAATTTTCGTTTATATAAACAGAATAAGATGAAATGTTATCTGTGTTGTCAAATAATAAATCACAAGTATATTCAAAAAAATGTTCTTTAGATACGACCCCTTCAGTATATATTAAAGATATAACTTCGTTTTCTATTGGTTGTTGTTTTTTTCTTGGTCTCTTGACTGGTCTTTGATCAATTTCATACATTTGAAAAGTTCTTGACAAAGCAGGGTAGACTTCAAATTCCTCTTCGTCGATTAAAAATCCTAACATTGTAAAATCATATTTTTGTATATAATATTTTCTTTTTTCTAAATCTAAAACTGATTCATCACTCATTGCGTCGTTTATAATTGGAATGTAATGACCTTTTATATTTTGATATGCCTGTCTTGATGCGAAAGTTGTTAAAACTTTTTTATTCATAGTATTCAGCTCCCTCATTCTGTTACAAACAATTATTACTGTATATTTGAAATCAGCAGGAACTGGTTGTGGAATTTTATAAATATCGGCCCCTTTTCTATTACCATCCCAAGTAGGTACTTCCATATAATAATACATTCTTCTGTTAGGTATATTGTACATTACAGAAGGATTATTACCATATTTAACTTCAGGATTTCTAATTACCGTTATAAATGGGGGTTCAATATTTTTATCTATATTTTGAAAATCCCAAGTCTCAACAAATTGAGACCAGTTTTGAGTTGTTATCAATACATCAACAACAGGAATTGTTTTTCCTTCGGATGTAATTTTTAATGTTTCTTTAACAAAATCCAAAAACCCACCATCCAAATCTGCATGCAACAAAGACTTAGGAAGGTAAGTTCCGTCCTTAGTTATCATATCCTTCAACTCTTCCCTACGTGGTAATAGAGTTTTTGGGTATGTTAATGGTATTGATGGTTTAACAGGTTGTTTTTTTGGTAATGCCATTATAATCCTCTAAATTCATTCGGTCCAACAGGGGACGCAATTATTGTTCTATAGAAAGGTTTAAATCCTTTATACGTATGTTTAATATCTGAAACTACACGACCGTCATTAACCACGGTGTAGTATCTTACAAAATTTTCACTATCATAATACCCAACATAATCACCAAAAGAAATCTCTATATCTAAATCATTTAAAGTTTTTAAATATACAGACATGGTAATATTTCCAGGTTCAAACTGATCCATACGAGAGGATCCTATCATTTTATTTTCAGGCGCCGCAATCGCAACATACGCATTAAACTCAACAGGTGGTAAAAACTTAATTCCATCCTCAACTACTTCACCATATACGTCGTCTGTTTTGATTTTGTTTTTATCTACTCTATAAAGCACACAAGTAAAATTCATATCACCAATTAACCACTCTTGACCCATACCAATTTCTAATTGGAAATCTTGATCCCCAAAAAATTTACCTAATCTAGAAATGGGTACACTACTTTTCATTTTTCTTGTTTTATTGATAAATATCTTTTTTATTGGTATTTTTTATAAAAAGAAATTTTGGAGTCTAAAACACTTATTGAACATAAAGCCTTAGAACTGCTTGATAGTTACAGTGGCGCGAATAACTATATACTTTATTTGAAGAACAAAAAAGATGTTTCACAAAAATTTTACCCAACAAGGAGTCAGGCTGAATATATAACAACACATTACAACACCTCACCTAAAGTCGCTCGTAAGTGGGTTGATTTGGATTCATATTTTGCAAAAAAGTTTGCCGAAGAACGATACCTATTACAAGTTCCTGAAAAAATTTTTATTGAAAAACTTTTGGTTGAAAAAGAAAAATCATATCACGTTTGGGGTAAGTTTTTTGAATCTGATAAATTAAGTGAGTTTTGGGTACCAAAATCCGCACTAATAAAAACACATAATGTACAACAGGTTAATATTGAATATTCGAAATATTCTCATCGCCCTCCGTTATCTCATCAAAAAATTGCGATAGAAAAATTAGCGGGTTCTAAAAGATTTATTCTTGCTGACGACATGGGGTTAGGGAAAACAACTTCAACTATTATTGCCGCCTTAGAGACAGAAGCAAAAAAAGTTTTAATTGTTTGTCCCGCATCTTTAAAAATTAACTGGCAACGAGAAATTGCAAATTATTCAGATAAAACCGTTTTCATTGCAGAAGGTAAAAAGTTTTCAACCGAATCTGATTTTGTTATTGTAAATTATGATATTCTTAAAAATTTCCATGATTCAGATCCAAAAAAGAAAGAGGATTCTTTATTATTAAAAAGTGGATTTGATTTAGTAATTCTTGACGAAGCACACATGATCTCAAATGTTCAGGCTCAAAGAACAAAAATTATAAACAGTTTTACTAAAAAAATAGATCGTGTTTGGTTATTAACTGGTACACCAATGACTTCACGTCCTATGAACTATTACAATCTTTTGAGTATCATTGAAAGTCCAGTGGCTCAAAATTGGAAAGCTTACGCTATACGTTATTGTCAAGGTTTCCAATTTACTGCAGGAAAAAGAAAAGTTTGGAATGTATCGGGAGCTTCTAACCTTGAGGAATTGAGAGATAGAACATCTAAACAAATTCTTCGTAGACTAAAAGAAGATGTATTAGATTTACCTGATAAAATAATCACACCTGTTTATTTACGGTTAAAATCTAAAGAATATGAAGATTTAATGGGTGAATATTTTGATTGGTACGATAGAAACCCTGACGAATCTTCATCTCTTACGGTCCAATTCTCAAAACTGATGAAAGTTAGAAAGGTTATTGCGAACGAAAAAACAAAACAAACGATTGATTTTGCTGAAAATATTTTAGAACAAGGTAAAAAGGTTATTATATTTACCAACTTTACAGATACCCTCCAAACAATATATCAACATTTTGGAAAACAAGCGGTTTATCTTGATGGTAGCTGTTCAAACGCAATGCGTCAACAAGCAGTTGACTCATTTCAAAATGATGAGAAGGTAAGGGTTTTTGTCGGTAACTTGAAGGCTGCGGGTGTTGGTTTAACCCTAACCGCCGCTGAGGTTGTCATAATGAACGACTTATCTTTCGTACCTGCGGAACATGCACAAGCCGAAGATAGAGCCTATCGTTACGGTCAAAAATCAAATGTGTTGGTTTACTATCCTTTATTTGAAAATACAATAGAGGGAGTTATATATGATATCTTAAATAAGAAGAAAGAGATAATTAGAACCGTTATGGGTGATCAAATTACACATAGTACTGGTGATATTGTTGAGGAAATATTAACCTTAATAAACAAACAAAGATAAACTTCTTGTATTTAAGATATTTATCAAGGATGAAAGTTTCAATAAAGTACGAAAACAAAGAAATAAAAAAATACAAAGATTTTGTAGATAAGTTTATTAACTTATTACAAAAAGAGAATCCTCTTAAAGAAAAGTTGACAATTGCATTCTTGAATGGTAGAAAAGGGGAAATGTCGACAGGAAGTAGGAGAGATGATCATCTAATCAAAATTTTAGCGAAAGATAGACTTAACAGAGATATTATGAGAACCCTTGCTCATGAATGGGTCCACGAATTTCAAATGTCAATTCAAAAAAGAAAACAGGGTCCTGATATTGGTGGTCAAAACGAAGATGAAGCAAATGCATTTGCAGGACAAATCATTAAAAAATTTGAAAAAAAATATCCTGATTTAGAAGAAATCATGTATGAAAACAAAGGTGTTGTTGGTAAATCAAACCTTTTATTGGAACAAATATTACTAGTTGAGAAGGGATCTATTAAAGAAAATTTAATTGTTGAAATGAAAAAAATTGGTATCGAAAAGTTACCGTATTCATATTCATCTCTCAAAAGATTTATTGATTCTAAAACGATGGATATTCATTATAACAAACACTATAAAGGATATGTAGATAAGTTAAATGATTCATTAAAAAATAAAGATATTGACATAAGTTTAGAAGATATTGTCAGAACCATTAGTAAGTTTGATAATAAAGTAAGAAATAATGCTGGAGGTGCTTTTAATCACGCTTTATTTTGGAAAATGTTGTCACCAAAAAAACAACTACCAAAAGGTGAGATATTAAAAAAGATAACTCAAGATTTTGGTAATATTAAAAAAATGAAAGACGAATTTAATCAAGCAGCAAAAGATCGATTTGGTTCGGGATGGGCTTGGTTATATTTGGCCAAAGATGGAAAACTTAAAATAATGTCTACACCCAATCAGGATAATCCACTTATGAATATTGTAAAAGGTGGTGGGTTTCCTTTACTTGGTCTTGACGTTTGGGAACATGCCTATTATTTGAAGTATCAAAACAAACGTGATGAATACATAAAAAAGTTTTGGGATGTTGTAAATTGGGAGTTTGTTAACGATTTATTTTTATCTAAAATAAAAAAAGAAAAAAAACAAATCAATGAGATTGCACAATTTACGGACATAACTTTGGGTAAATTATGTAGTTATTCTAATAAAAAAGGAATGGTTGATTCTCCGTATTGTAAATTACAAGAATTACGAGATAATTTAGATGATGAATATTTAAAACGTTCACTGGATTCATCTATTATACAATTAGATAAATTTTTTGGTAGAAAAATTTTAGGTCCATTCCCTTACATAATTAAATTATCTCTTGAGCATGATAATCCAATCAACTTTATTAGTTTAATTGCTGAATTTATAAATGACCCTAAACACAAAAAAAATCGATTATATAAAATTTTACTGAATTTAAAAAATGATTTTGATATTGATGATATTGAGTTGTTAGATAAACTAACAAGAAAAATGAGATCCTCTGAACACTCTGAACACGAGCAAAGTTTAGATGGTGACTTTTTTGAACTGTCTCCAACAAAACTAACTTTAAATTATAGGTGTGGGGAAGACCCCAAAGACACTATACCAAAACTTTTGAGAAAGATAGGATCTAAAGAACTTACAATAGAAACTTTGGTTAATAGTATTACTAAATGTGTTTTAGAAACTATGAGATCTTTAGATAAACCAATAAAACGAGATGTTCTATCAAAACAAGATCTTTTGGATCCTGAGGGTAATGTTGTAATTCCTTCATCGTCAGGAGTTGAAGCAAAAAAAATGGATCCTTTAGTTGATAGTTATTTGTCTGAATTTTTTGCGATTTTTAAACAAAGTTCTAATAAAGAACTTAAAGGAGAATACCTTGATGTTTATAATAAAGTTATTGACGGAGTATATTATAAAATCCAAAATTCTAGTGAGGGTGAAGAATTTTTAAAAAATATTAAAGATAATATGTCAGCAATAATTTTTGAAGATAAGTACGTTGTACCTTCAAAATACATCGATCTTTATTGGTCAAACAAAGGTCAGTGGGGTTGTGAAGAAAAAAGGTTAGCAATTAGATTTAGAATAAATCCTGATTTAACAGAATTAAACGGTTATAAATTTGTTGATTCAAAAACGTTAGTACCTTCAGTCATTAAAATAGTAAGTCCAAGAACCAAAAAGATAGTTTGTCCTTAATTTTTATAAGGAGATATTTATATTAAAAAACTATTATGGCAATAATCAACGAACCTGAAAGAAGTCAATTCTACCAAAAAGTTAGACACTTATTGGGAGCACCTTTAAGATCTGTAGAATTGGAAGATGAAATGATGGATACTTTATTGGAGTATTCAATCGATGACTATTCTCAATATGTGCAAGATTGGTTAATCGAATCTCAGTGGACAACCCTAAATAATTTAAACTTAGATACTCAGTCTTTGTCTCGAGCATTTATCACCAAAAGTTTAGACTTCGAAACTAGATACACTTACGCTTATTCAAAAATTGTTGGTTTACAAGCAGGTGGAGATTGGGAGATAAAAAAGGATTATATACAATTAGTACCTAATCAACAAATTTACGAAATACCTGCGGGTCGTGAAATAAATGAAGTACTATGGTTTACACCATCAACACTTAATAATTTAATGTTTGGTTTAGGTGGTTTTGCGGGTGCGGGTATCGGAACAGGACTTGGTGGTGGTGGAGGTCTTGCTCAGATTGGTAACATGGCAGGAAGTTATTATTTAACACCGGCCTTTGATACATTACTAAGAATGCAAGAGGTTAACATACAAAGAAGAATATATGCGGGTGATTTAACATATTATATCACAGCACTTCCTGGTGGTAAAAAGGCGTTACACCTTTTAAACACACCCGGTGGTAAGTTTGATTTTGGTAATGCTGAATTGTCAAAAGGACAAGTTTGGTATTGGTATTACGACACTTCACAAGGTGATAGAGATAAATGTTTGGCAGACAATCCTGATATTGTATTATTACCATCAGATGTTCCATTTAATAAAATAAGTTGGTACAAACTAAATAATCCGGCTCAAGTTTGGGTTCGTAGATGGTTTATCGCTTACTGTAAAGAAACTTTAGCAAGAGTACGTGGAAAATTCAGTGGTAACTTAAAAACTCCTGATGGAGATTTAACCATGGATTACGCGGCGTTAGCGACTGAGGCCAAAGATGAAAAAACCAAACTTATTGAGGAATTGATAGGCGCTGAAGGTAGATTGACAAGATTGAGACCTGAAAAAGTAATGGAAAGAGAAGCTTTGTTAGCGGAAAATTTAAATAAAACCCTCAAGTTTAGAGCAATGCCTAGACAAATATATGTAATTTAATTTATGGTGTTAATTAAAGAAAGACCAATTAGAAAAACAGTTTTTAGAGGTGATAGATCAATAAACTTGGATACATTCGAAACTGTAGTAATAAGTGATAATTTTTACTCAACTAAGGGTGAGCTACTTCTAATAGTTAAAGATGTCGATCATTGTAAAATAAAATTAGATTCTACAACGACCGACAAAGTAAAAATAAAAACTTTAACTAATTGCGTTATAATTCCTGACTTAGGTAGGATTGATGAGGATTGGGATGAAATCTCAATCGGTAGAGGTGCGTGTGTTGAATTACAACACGTTAATGGTGTTTGGTACATCCTCTCCTCCGACGGTCTCAAGATGGAATAAATTCTCATCAGGTAAATACCTCCACATATAAGGGTCCGCGTTTTTATACATATGGTATGGTGTTTCACCTACTCGATTCCAAAATGACATTTCTTCATCAGAAATTTCCATCACATCCTCTAATTTATCTTGATCACCTTCATCAAATGGTTGTCCGTTAATTAACTCACATTGATCTTTAGTAAAGAATGGTCTTTCTTCGGGATTCTTAACCAATAAACCATTTCTAACTTCTTGTTTAAATACAACTAATAAAGGTTCAACTCGCTTGTTAAAAGTCGCAATTGCTCTTTGTATATTGTATTCACCAGTCATTGTTGGGTTAGTCTCAATGTCTGACGGGTCGATTCTATAACAATTTAACTGAATGATTGAATCTACGTTTTCAGGTATTGTTGTTCCCCAATCTCTCATATAATTATCAATGTGTTCTTGTGACCAACCTTTTTTTGGTTTGTTAACTTTCTGAACATCACCGTGAGAAGCCTTTGTACCATTGTTTACATAGAAGATAACCTCACCAAGATTTGCATTTAGTTTGTCTTTGATAGCCAACTCCATGTGTGCTTGACGAGACATCAATGCCCCTGCTTTAGTTTTTGTTTTACTACGAATTATATAATCCTCAATAGTTTGTTTAATTTTTGATTTGTTTGCAATATCCATCAAAGGAATTTTTTGATCAAATATCTTTTGTACGTATTCATAATACCACTCAACAAACTCTTGTCCTTTACCATCGAGTAATAACTTAATTCCTTTATCCAAGAACTTCTCAATATAGATCGGCATCTTCTTAGATTTGATTGAGTTACCTGTGAGCTTGATCTTACCTTTTGCAGTAATCAAAGCGTAGTTCTTACGAGCTAAGTTAATACAAGCCGGCCACTGACCATCAGTATCAAGTGCCATTTCACCTCTCATTGCAAAATCGTTAAATTCCATTACGTCAGCTTCTTCACCAACATACTCTTTACCCTCAACAACTTTCCAATTCAAACCTTTACCAACATACTTTCTTGTTTCTACCCCCTCAGGTACGGAGAAGTTAATACCGTCCGTGTCCATTACGAGAGGGGTATAACCACGATCCATAAAGAAGTGAATCATCATTCTAAGATATTGACGACCCGTACAAGTAATCATTTCACCTTTGTCCATATCACCCCAATGGAATACCTGTGGAGCTGACAACGCACCGAACATTGAGTTAATGAAGATTTTAATTGGTAATTGTTTACGGTCATAAGATGTAGATTTCTTTTTATCAATACTTGCATATTCTTCAGCAAGTTGTTTGTATTTGATACGAGTGTTACGGAAATAAGATAATAAACCTTTCATTGCCCCTGTTACATCACACTCAGGAAATACATCGTGTACCAACTGAATGGAAGGATACAAAGACGAGTAGTCAAGTTTTAATACGTTTCTTGAGTATCCTGTTCGGATCAATCGAGAAAGTCCTCCTACGAAGTTCCCTTTATCATTCTTAGCGGGTATTGCCAAGTTATGTTTGTAAGACCAAGCTAACATCAACATTTTCCATAATGTTGCGGTACCCATCGTTGAAACTCTTTCATATGTTGTTGGAAGTAATGAAGCCAACAAGAATGAACCTTGATTGAATTCTTCATCAACCAATAAAGTTTCTTCTAAGTCATCGTCAAGATAACGCTCAATAATGTCGTCCCCCGTTGTTTTGATATAAACTTTAGAATGTCTTCCACAAACATCATCAACCTTCGGATCTTGTCCTACTTTCTTATACTTACCATTCTCAATATTTAACCAATACTCTTCTTTGTCTCGGTACATAGGACCAATCTTATCATGGTCAACATAAATACGATCAGGAGCCTCAGCCTCAATATATTTGGTAATATACTTCAAACCCGCCTCCTTAATGTTTGAGTTAATCGCTTGAGCTCTACGAACTGAATGTAGAATGTCAATAATGTTGTAACCCCACATTTGAGTTTGATTGAATTTCTCAACCTCATTTGCTAATTTTAACATAGACTCTTTTGTTGAGATTGATTTCTCAGGATTTAATGATTTAGCAACCTTTTTGATATCAAGATTTAACGCCTTACATCTTTCGTAAATCCAATACCAGTCGAAGTTAAATGAATTGTATCCTGATAAGATTGATGGTTTGTGTTCGTCGATTAAATTAAAGAATTCAACAAGTCCTCTTCTTTCATCGTCAGGTGTTGCACACTCAATAACTTTTCTGAACCCCTTATTTGTTTTTACTCCAATCATGAAGATACGACCGTCTTTGGGTTCTAAGGAGGTCGTCTCCAAGTCGAATACCATCCTTGTGATGTCGTTGTATTCCTCAAATCCTTTGAATAGTCGTTTCTCTTTCGAGATAAGGTATTGTTCAACAGGAGGTAGAACCATGATGAGGTCTTTGACATTATCACCCCAAGGATCTAAACCACCTTCTCTAAAAAATTGAATTAGATTTCTGTATCCCTTTATGGATTTAACCATAAATGTCAGACCACGCTCCAAACGGTCATTTCCATCTGTGCGAAGTTTTTCTATAATAATACCATGCTTAGTCATGGCCTCTTTTTGTAATGCTTTTGATTTTGAATAAAAGTTGAGTCTGCGTAGATCCCCAACCCAAGCAAATGAGATTAACGAGTCTCTTGAAATTTGTTTTCCTTTACCTGGAACTTCCTTGATTTTGTAGATTTTGTCAGATACGTAATCGTATTCTACAGATACAATATATTCCTCGGGGTCGTTACCCACAAGGAAATTTTCAATTTCTTCTTGTGATATCATAATTTTTTTACTTTTGGTGTATTATCTACCGAATTAGGTCGGCATTTACCTTCGTAAATAAATATAATATAAAGAAATTACCTTATCAACAGATGTAAGCTGAATCTTGTAAAACTCCGTTTTCAAAACGATATATATTAAAGTTACCCGAAACCCACATTATAAAATATCCTGTGTCATTTGTTGGAAAACAACTAATTTCATTTGAGAATGCTAATGATCCTACAGTTGGTCCGTTAATGTTAAAGTATCTATCATAATATCCATCATAACTACAATTTCCTGCAATTTGAAGACAATAAAGGGCTTCACAAGCTAAAACCTCATCATTTCTAAAATCACCTGTTTGTGAAGTACTATATATCAATTGTTCATATCTTGGGTGCGGACAAATTGGTTGATTTGGTGTTTGTGTTGGTGTTGGTGTTATTGTAGGTGTAGGTGTTACTGTGGCGCTTGGTGTTGGGCTTATAACAGGTTCTTTGGTTGGTGTTGGCGTTGGTGAGGGTAAAGGAGTTGTACAACAATTGAATTCTAAGAAATAACAATTGTTATATGGTAAACTATCTGAAACATAACTTTCAATTACGTTTATAAAAAGAGGTTCTCTTATTGGTAAAACTAAAGTCCCGTCGTCATTTATAAATAAAAATTGACCCTCAAATCTACCAACTTTAGATGTGTCCTGAGCGGTAAATCTATAGTAAACATAATATTCGTCAGAAGAATTCGGATCCATTTCTAGCTTCTCAACAAAACCAGCACTTTTAGTAAAAACTTTTGGTATACCATTTTCTAAGTTGACCATAGAAAAAAATATTGACGACCTTTCAATGAACTCCATCATTGACTCAAAATTTTGCGTACCGTCTTTTACTACTTGTAGTTTAAGTAATGGTAGAGTTGAATTTTGAGCTATTGTAAATTCCATTTTTTATTTATCAATAAATATTAGTTGTTGTGGTTGTTATTGGTATAATAGTTGTTGTTGTAGTAATAGGTATTGTAGTTGTTGTGGTTGTCGGTCCTGGTGGTATTGGTGGGGATGGTGGTAATGGAGCAAAACAACAAGGGTAGTCCACCACATAACAACTTTGAAATTGGAAGTCATCTATTATAAAACTATCAGTTACGTTGATATATACTTCTTCACTTAAAGGTAACACTAATATTCCTGTTTCATTTCTGAAAAGAAATTGACCTTTATATCTACCAACTTTTTTTGTATCAAAAGGTGTAAATTGATAATAGACATAATACTGTGTCTCTGCACTTGTATTAAGTTGTTCTTTTTGCATAAACCCCGCAGGTCTAGTTGATATTCTTGGAACATTAGTTTCTGTATCAACCATTGAAAAGAAAACGTCCGTATTTTCTAAAAAACGCATAGTTCTATCGTAATCACTTCTACCATCTTTGATTACATTTATTTTTAAAACAGGAAGGGTTGCGTTTTTCTTGATAAAAAATTCCATCAGATCTTTTATCTATAAATACTTGAATTAAAATTCTTTTCTCAAATTTCCATGATAGTGATCAAACCTATGATGTTCGGTTGGCGTCATTAGTAATACACCTGATGAAATTCTACCTTTAACCATTTCTTTATAACAATGTGACATTAAAGTTTGTTCATATGGATGTTGGAATTTTGTTTCTATATAACATTTATAATTACCTTCCCTTGACAACACTATTGGCCAATTTGATAAATAAACTTCACCTAAGGCATATGGAACACCTTCATGAGATTTAATGTGTTTGAATTCTAAACAAGGGGAATTAGGGTCTTGACCTTGTTGAGGTAGTGATTGATTAAATGGCCAATTCTTTTTTCTAAATTCTTGATCAACATTATACCATGACCATTGTTTTTCATGACTACCATAAAATTCTGTGAAGTTAAATTTTAAAAAATCTAATTCTTCTTTTCTTATGATTTGAAGTAATTTCTTATAAAGTTTATTGGTTCTTCTGCTAAATCCGTTTTTACATACTGAATCTGGCCCATTATAAAAACTCATATCATCTTCGAAAAACATATAATATTCCATGTCCGATTTATCAAAATGTTCAGCAACAAATACTCTTCCTCCTGTTATACCGATATTATCTTTTTTTATATGCTCAAACCCGTATTTTTCACATAATTTAATATATTCAGGTGTTGTTGAAAGATCTGTAGAGTTATCTAATAAAAATTTTTTTGTTTTTGTTACAAAATCTGAATCGTAATCAATCACACTTTCAATCAAAGTTTCAAATTGTTTTGGGCTATTGAATGAAATAACATATAAACCAACATCACCATTTGTTTTAACTTCAATTTTTTTAATTGTTGATATGGTTTTTACTTGGATAGTGTCGTTCTTTAAATCCTCGAAAAATTTATATAACAAACCATTTGATTCTATTTCTACGTATTCAGTAATTGTTGGGTTATTATATAATAAAATAGAAAACAAACTTTCTTCCGTACCCATCAACCCTTGTTGTAAAGTTGTCTTCATCAAATTATAATACAAACTATTCATTTGTCTTATTAACTCTTTTGTACCTCCAAAAAAACCACCACGACAAACTTTATCAACTCTAACACCTGTAATTTTGTCCATTTGTTTTATGTCAAATCCATGAATTTCTTTATCAGCTTGATATGGAAAACATATGAATGTAAAATTATCAAATAACTTATCTATTTTTGGTAGAATTTTGTCATGATATAGATAACCCATATGAACAGTGTTTGCTAGTCCCGCATCAATCCAATATAATTTTTCCGAATCAAATTTATCCATCAAAAGTGCATCATGTAAAATATACATTTTTGACATTACTAATGGATTATACATTTCTAAACTTGCCTGAGTTGAATTTTTTAACCAACCCGCCAAATTGTACCACCTTGGGTTAGTTCTAATTTTTTGTATTTGTTCGTAAAACTCATTGTTTTTAAACCAACTTAGATCACGTAAAATAAACTGAGTGTTTGAGCTGTCTCTTCTTTCAAAAACAAATTTTTCTAATTCAGAATCACCAAAAATTATCATGTTCGATTGAACTTTAAGTAACTCTGAAAATTTATTTAAGTAATGATCAAATGACCTTGACCAACCTTCAGATAGTTCACCTCTACCAATATCCCAAAGACCAGTAACTAAAGTTAAACCACCCATTATTTTTTAATTTTACAAACCCAAACAATTTTATCAAATTCAGTTTTGTTATAAAATTCTAAATTTTCTTTGATCGATACTTCTGAAATATACTTTTCTTCCACCTCACACCAATCCCAAATCTTTTCTTTAAAGTTTGTTTGGTAGTTTTCCCAAGTATCAATATAATCGTGAGCTAAAATAAAATCACCTTTTTTTATGTGAGGGGCTATAGAATTGAATTCCCCAATTTTGTGACCACCATCACAAAATATTATGGTAGTACCTTCTTCTTGGATATAAGGTACTATTTTTTCTGGTTTAATTAAATTAAGATATGCGTGATCAAAAAGGTTTTCGATATTTATCTCAATATTGAATGTTCTTAATTTTTGATAGTACGGACTTTCAATTACATCAAATGTTTTCACTGTACTATCATTTAACCCAATCTCGTTTAAAATTTCTCTAACAGCTAAAATAAATCCACCACCGGCAGTACCAATTTCTAAAACTCTCGCAGGCCTTACCTCTTCCAAAAATTTTCTAATAGTAGTATAAAAATTGTCTACTTGTTGTGCGGTATAACCTTTATATTCTGTGTGTCCTTTAATCATCTTAATTTAGCCATTTTTCTAATTCTAACAAATCAAAAGTTAATTTTTCTTTGTTTGGTGATTTTATGTTTTTATCAAACCACTTAATTTGATTTTGTGATATAAAATTTAAAAAAGTTTCATTATTTTTTATCTCTAAGTATTTTTTTATATATAAATCCGCAACCCCTTTTTCTTTTTTCCTTTCATATGCAATATAGGCATCTTCTCTCGGAATAGAAATATAATGTTGATTTGCAATTAAAGGATCATGTAACGAATCCTTATATTCAATTCTAATAAAAGGTAGTCCTACACTCATATATTCAATGTCCCTATAACACATTTCACCAGGAAACTCAAATGGATTTGTATACTTATCTAAATCCATATAGTGACTCAAACCTATTTTACTAGTTATTAACTTTTCTAAATAATCATTGAATTCGAAGTTGCCTGTTTGTTGTAGAAATCCTTGAGACTCCACCTCCAAAACAGTTTTTCTATAACCATCAATACCACTTCCCAAATAAAATAATTTATCTTGCAAAGAAGTTATTTGTTTTCTTTTTTCTCTATATAAATCACAATCAAAATCTTTAAATGTTAAAAAAATCCAAGGTCTTACTTTATCAATGTTCTGTACAGATCTTTCTCTCTCAACCCAATGAAATCTGTGATTCCAATTAAAGTGAGCCAAAAGAACTTTTGAGCAGTTTTCGGATTTAACAAAGTGACAAACATAATGGTTAAAGAATTCGGTAAAAGATAAAACTTTGATGTCGTTTGTTTCTAAATTTTCTAATATACACTCCACGTCAGATATAGATGGAGTTTTACCAAAACCAACAATATTACTCTGTAAATTTATTTTACCTGAAAAAGTTTTACCATCTACGTTGTAATTAACAACATCTACATCAAAATATTTTCTTAAGTATTCATCAAACTTTTTAAAAAATGGTAAATGAGATCTACCCCAAATTTCATTTTCATATCTGTGTATTCTTATTTTTGTCATAAATTTCCTACAATTCTATCGCACCAATCTTTTGATATCGAGTGAGGCCAAACCACCCAATATGAAGGTATTTGAGTTGTATTAAACTCTCTCCATATTTTACCATAACCATCGGGGTCATTTTTAATTCTCATAATTTCATTAGGGTCAGCATCTTGTCTGAAAATTGTCTCATGATTTTTATCGTGGAATGCCACAACCCAAAA